TCACATAATAAATACGCTTATCCTTTTTTGCTGCGAGTCGAACCTGATCTGCCAAATCGAAACTAAGCCCTTCTTGGTCAGATAGGCGAGCGTCAATGTCGATGGCACATACTTCACCCTGTTCATTTGGGTTATGCTGACTGACTCTGGCTGAATGGCGAGCATCACCAATCCATCCATCAGCTGTGCGCTTGCGATCAGGGAAGCAGTCATTTACCTGATCCCTAAAAGTTTCAGCAGCTTTAGATAACCAAGGCTTCATTAGCCAAGTAACAATTTTGCTTCATCAGCAGTTAAACCTAAGCGATCAAGAATTGCTTGGCGTGAGGCTTCCCTTGCTTCGGCTTCCGCTTTTGCTGTTGCTGCATTATCAGTATCTAATTTAATTTGAGCAATTTCCTCAGCGTTAGCATCTCTGACAATTTCCTCGCCAATTTCGCAATTAACAATTTTTACTTGTGGTTTAGATTTAGTCATTATTTAACTCCGTAAAGTAGGACTTCGCCAGAAGTAAAATTTCCTGATGAAGGGTATAAAACTATTGATGAAATTGCTGCTGTTTGATTATATACACCCAACCTAAAAGAAGTTTCAAGATCGGTTGGCGTTGATGCATTATTTCCAATATTAAATGCATTTGCCATTTTCATAGTTACTGCATTGGCATAATCGTCAACAGTTATAACAGTCAATCCCGTTGCAGTAGAATTGTCATTAGCCACACCTATGTTAAATTGAGTGCTGTCAAAAGCATTAACACCTGCGGTGCCAAAATCTCTGCCAAAATATCTATTTGCGCCAGAATCTCCATTAAAACGCATCCTTAAAATTACTCCATCATTTGCTGGTTTGTAATTTCTAATTATTACTTTTAGATCATTATAAGTTGCAGGAATAGATGAAAGTGTTACCGATGCGCCAGTTAAAGTAGTAGTGCTAATTAAAGTCATACCACCTGCTGCAACTGAATCCCATTTTAATCCGCTTGCAGTTGAACTATCTACTTGCAATACATGACCATTAGTTCCACCAACTGCTAATCTAGCAACTGTATCTGCTGCGGTTGCGACAATAAGATCGCCTTTTGCATCAACAATAGTTTTAGCAATTGCGTTACCAGCATTTGTGAATACTGTGCTGTCAATTGCAGTTCCAAGTGATCTAATTGCTGCTGCGCCATCTTTAACTAGCGCGGTGTCATCTGGAGTAGTCCAGCTATAATTGGTAGTGGTTGCCATTTTATCCTATCCTCATGCGACTATTGTAGCGTATTCCCAAGTTAATGTTGGGTCTATTGTGTTCCAAGCCTCTGTTATTGGCGTGGTATTCCAACGCATCGCCACTTGGCTAAATGCAGTTGGTGAAACATTGATTGTTAAAAACAGCTCATTAAATCTAGTGCTCCATGACCAGCCTTCAACATATCCTTGAAATCTACCGCCTGAAATTTGTATTGGTAGATTAGTCAAATCAACAGGCATTCCCATGAAAACACCTAATAGAGAATCCCGATCAGCATTGTCAATTTCTGAGTTAGTTATTGGGAATGTGATGGATTGAAATGCTGGCTGTGGGTAGGCTCTTTGGTCAATATAGCGATCAGCAATAGCCTGAGCATCCACAGCACCTTGAACCCTAGAATTGATGCTTTCAGCTTTGTAGCCATATAGGGCAATTGAAGCGGCATCACTAGCTGTAACCTGTGAATTGAAGTTATTACCATAATTTATGTATATGTCATTTCTAACATCACCTGAGCGCATAACTGTTGATAAGCCAGAACCTAAAGAATGACCAGCATCTAATTCAACATAGCCATTTGTAAGCAGATAGTTTTGTCTGTGGTCTGCATCGGCATACCCGATATTTCCATTATTAGCTTCATAAATATAACCAAATGCTGAATTGGCAATTTCTGAAATAATGTTATAGATCGTATCAACTGTGGTTGATTGCGCAGTCATTGTGTAAAGGCCGGGTTGATCGATCTCGCCAAGTCCTAGATTGACTGCATTCTCCCAAGTTTCGGTTGCATTGTAAGTTGACCATTGTGAAGCTGCTGGCACATCATTCCAAGTTCCAAGCAATACGCTAGAAAGAATTGTGTAGATCTGATCGCCGTCCTCAGCCTGAGAGATATTGTCATCCCAAATTTCTTTTGTAAGTTTGGCTAAAGATCCCATCGCAATTAATGTGTATTCAACGACTGTGGCTGCTGCTCCAGTATTTCTGACCTGAACTGTTACATCAGTTAGATCGCCACCAAATAGGCTTACATAAGATCCTGAACTATCTTTGACCTGTAAGTCTAAACTGTCATTAATATCAAAAGGTAAGGTTTGACCATTTAAGGCAACTAAAGTAACTTGGATATAAGATGGAAGTGGTTGTTGGTAAATGTCAGATCGACCTGCTTGATGCTGAACATCTGAAATAGTGATGTTAGTATAATCAACACCACCGACAGTTAATTTCCAGACTGGTGAGAAATTAGACATTAGCCGGCTTTTTGTCTAACAGAATAGAAATCAATACTACCTGTTGATCGGGCTGCGCTTTCATTTATGTATTTAGCAGTAGTTCTAGCAGCACCTTCAGGATCAATTGTGCTAATTGAAATGTTATTAATAATAGTTGGATTTTCAGCCAAAGTCTTTCCTTGCTTTTCCAAAACTCTAAATTGAGATTGAAGCACATCAAATTGCTTTTGAGCAGCTGACTTAGATATCCCACCTGTGGCAACTTGGAATGTTAGATCAGAGAATTGATCTTGAACTCTTAATAACTTATCTGCTAAATCTTTTAAGCTAGTCGCACCTGCTGCACCACCGATTGCTCCACCGGCAGCACCACCAGTTCCACCTGTTCCACCGCCACCAAAACCACCTGCTCCACTACCTGCGCCCCCAGTAGCACCGCCAATTCCGCCAGCAGTCAAGCCACTTAATTGACCAAATCCGCCACCACCAAAACCACCACTTTCATCATCCCCACCAGCTGCAAATTTAGATAGTCCATAAGTAACTGCCACAGCTGCTAAAGCTGCTGCTGCTGTTCCGACTGATGCTCCACCAGTTGCAAACGCAGTTGCAACACCTGCTCCGGCTGCTGCTGTTCGTAATGTTTTCATAGCTGTAATTAATGTGCCAATAGCAGTAACGAATGCAATTACTTTGCTAGCCACAAATACTCCAGCAATAACTGTTCCTAATACAACTAGCTCATCTTTAATGCTTACAACAAATTTAAGGGTTGATCTTAGTTGTTCACCAAACTTAAATGCTGCTTCGGTAGCCTTAGTGATTCCAGATGTAACTGAGTTATCACCTGTTAAGCCAGCAACAAATGCTTGAATATTAGGAACAACTACTAATAATAAATAATCTGCAAATTTAACAACAATAGGTAGTAACGCTTCTCCTATTTTTTCTCTACTCTCATCTAAAGCAATTGTTAATTGTCTAAACTTAAATTCAGCATTAGTTGCTTCATTAGCAATAAAGCCATTATATGTTTGCTTTAATTCTTTTGTAATGTCATCAAATGACCTGCTCTTTAATGAAGCAGCATCTATTCCTAGTCCTAACTTACCTAATGCAGTATTTGACCCATCATAAGCTTTACCTAAAGCATTTGTAACGGCCTCAAGTGGCTTACCTGTGGCAACGCTTATCTCTTGAGCAAGGCTTAATAATTCCTGTGCCTTAGTAACATCCTGAGTCGAACGAATTAACCGAGATAAGGCTGGCCTTAAAACATCATCTGTGGTAGCAGTTGCAATTGCCTGCTTTGTAATATAAACATCAATACTTTTGATCTGATCCTCAGTAGCCCTAGTATTGGCTCTGATTGTTTGCTCAAGGGATTTTCTAGCCTTCTCATCCTCAGCAGCAGCTTTAACAGCTGATACGGCAAATGCACCAACAGCAGCGCCAGCAAGAGCGAAAGCAGCAGCAGCCTTTTTACCAAAATCTGCTATTTGATCTGCTGATTTATTGACTACTTTTTCAGCATCGTTTAACCCTTTTTTAAGGTTATCAATATCAGCTGCTAACGCAAGCGTTAAGGTTCTACTGGCCATCAGCAAACTCTTTTCTAATCTCTAGAATAATTTCCTCAAACTCTTTAATTAACTGTGGTTGCATGTGTCTTAATGTTGGATAGATAAACCAACCGCGAGATCCTGGCCCTGAAGGCATTGGCCCTGACCATCTTGGAAATTGCGGATATTTACTAGATCCAAATTCGGCAGCAGCTCCAATACCTTTGCGATTACCTTTAGCATCGTTGCGAGTATTGAATTGAGTTGTTGCACCACCTGAAAACTTTTGACCAGCAAATCCAAATTGGATCTCACCTAATAAGGATGATGCTTTTGCTTTACCACCTTGAGCAACACGATCTGCAACTTTACCCCTAGATGATGCAACGCGCCTAATCTCTGTTAGTTCTCGCTGAACTAAAACTTGAACTCTTTTCTTAGTTTCAGCAATAGCAACATCATTCATGTTACGCAAAACTTTAGCAATCTTATTTAATTCTTTTTTATCATAGAATATCGATGGATCGGTGCTAACTGCCATTCCGTTCCTCCAATATCTCGATTGCTGTAATTATGTCGTCTGCATCAACCCATTCGCTCATTGGTATTTGAGTTGCTATTGCTAGCTGAACCAATAACCGGCTTAGGCTTCCTTCTCTGTGGCTTTTGGGTTTGCATCACCGACTTGAACATCGGTTACAGTTTCGCACCATGTTTCATAAGGTTTAACTGCTTTACCAGCAGCTTCTCTCCTATGTGCATGATAAGCCAAAAACATAAGATCACTTATGCCCATCTTTTCAGATGCTTGACCGATTATGTTCCCAGTCTTTTGTTCCCATTTTTGCCACTCAGGCGGTTGGGCTACATAAGTAACTTCCTCGCCTGAGTTATATGAAATTGTAATTGGTAGTTTCATTAGTTGCTCCCGTTTCTAATTGTTAAGCGAAGTTTTCTGCTGGCACTCCGATTACTTGGAATGTCAAAGATACAGTCTGTGCATCTGGTGCAGTTCCACCAGCTGAAGGCCACATTGGCAATACTTGGAAAGTAAATACTGCGCCTGATGTAGCTGTGAAAACTGTGCTAATTGCTGTGTCTGGTGCTGACTCTGCAACGCCCCATAGGATCTCACAAAGCGATCCGGTTGCGCCCCAGTCGGCTAGCATCTCTACTGCTAGAGTAAAGTTGTTATCGATAACTTTGAAAGCCTTGCCATCTAAAGTTTCGTAAGTTTGGCGATTCATTTCGCCAGTTAAAACTGCACTTGTTGCTTGAGCATCGAAAGTGTTACCACCGATTGTGAAGGTAACATCTCTGCCCGTAATTACTGTGGTAGGCACTTGAACTCCTTAAGTTGTTTGTTGATAGTAGGTTGAAACATTGATGTCAGAGATCAACAAAGTTGATGCTCCAACTTGCGTTACTGTTGGTCTTTCGACCACTCCGACAATATATCCATTAGGAATAACTGCCAGAATACTCATGATTAATTGCTCGATATTGTCGAGCGATGCAGGATTGCTATTGTAAGCAACCGCTGCTGTAATGGTCATATTGATTTTACATCTAACTGATGACTTACCAATAGTTTCAATTTCAAGGTAGGGTGATGATGGAACTAAAACTACGGCAGGTGGCATCGGCGACTCTGGAACGAAGCTGTAGACATTTCCTGC